CAACCTCTGCTTGTATATAGTCGGTACCTATCACCGAGAAGCCGTTTGCAACTATGCCATTCAATAGTAGTCTTCCCGACTCTTCTATAATAAGTTGATCACCTGCATTAAAAGTTTTGGGTATTAAGCTATTGTTGCGTGTTGCATATCGTGTAACCCTTAAATGAGTAATTGACTGATACATAGGTTGTTTGTCTCGCCAATTCAGCATTGCCATATCGATTCTTGCAGGCATTAACATTGCAACTTCTTCATTGGTCCAATTATGAGTAGCTTTCCACGATTCTGTAAAACCACCTTTTGGATTACTGACTAATCTTGCTAAGTAAAAATCGAAGTTGTTACCAACTTTTTTTATTCGAATCATTCCGAAAAAGCCCCCTCCATTATTCAATACGGATGAGGGTAACGTACCTGTTTTTATTTCAGCTTCCCCAGCATAAAATTTGTATTCAACCCTGTATTTGGAATCAGTGTTATCTTTCATTTCGAATCCACAAACAAAATTATTATCTTCATCAACAAAATTTATCTCGATAATACCTTGTTTCTTGGCCTTGTCTTTCGTGGCACCGTTCGGCTTGAAATTGAAGCGTACATACACCTCGCCATCTGAAAAAGGATCAAAAAACCTAGTTAATGTCGGACCATGCCAGAAAGCATCATCTTTTCCAGATGGTCCATAAGAATCAACAGTAATAGCATCGGTTTCATATTTCAACGATCCTTGAATTTTTGAAGAGTTTTCTCCAGAATCATTACGCCAGCGAATTTTACCAACGTTCCTTGAATACTGTCCGCTAGTGGATGATTTCATTGGATCATCGAACAAAACTGTGTTTGATAAGTCTTCATCAATGTCTTCAGTACCTGAGTGGCCAAATTCCATGATCTTGTCTTCTGTAACCAGACCGAATGACTCGCAGTCACTAGGAAAATCAACAACCCACCTAATCGGTGTCTTATATGACCCTTGATTATTAATAGTCACTAACCCATCTGACATAGTATAAATCTTTGGATTAATAGCATGGGCCACACCGTCAGGAATTAACCATTCAATAGTACCCTTACCCAAAAAATTAATTTCATCTAGGTTTACGTAATTGTTTGGAATGGCCAAGTAATACTTGTCAGGTTCATCACTAAAGATTAATTTTTGCGGTGTTAAACTGCTTAGAGCAGCCGCAAGTTCTCGGCGCTTTTTGTTTAAATCGTACCTAAGTATGAATGGCATTGAAATTACCTTTTCATCAAACTTAGAACGGACGAACATCTTGCCCAATCCGTTCACATCTTCTAGATAATTAGAACGAGGTAACCCAATGCCACGATCGAATTTTGATGTAACACCCAAAATATCCGAAAGTTTAAAATCACCATATGTCACTTCTAGCACTGTTTGTCCCTCCTCTTAATCGATCTTCGAATTGCTGCATTTGTTTAATCTCTTCATAAGTCATTCTGGCTGTTTTCTTCACAATGGTCTCGCCGTCAATTTGAACATACATCGGAATTTGGAACACTGTGCCATCCGAAATACTTGATCCTGATACAAGTCCTTTGCCTTTGTATAACTCGGCAGCTCTATTGGATGCATCGGAATATTTGCCGACTCCAGACACTGATTCTGGCGAAAGTACTCCATTCATCAAAGCGTTCATCGCTGGTATTTCAGTTGGAATTGATTTGATTAAATCGTTAAAATAGTTTGAATCAAATTCAGATTCGATTCCTTCTTGCAATTCGTTTGCCCATGTTGCGACATTCGATTTTACTTCTGAGAATCCATTCAACAATCCTTCTCTAAGCCCTGATACCAAAGCCAGCCCATTTTCTATTAATACTTTTTTATCGTATGGAATCGGTCCTTTTAAACTTGCGATTGTATCTGCCCAACCCGAAACCGTCCTTTTAACATTTTCAAAGCCTGACATAAGCCCACTTAACAAACCGTCAACTAGCGCAATACCATTATTGATAAGTGCTCCACCAGGCAAGGCTCCTATCAATGCATTAAGTAGATTTGCCCCTGCATCGCTCATGGCTCCTTGATTTCCTCGTATATTATCAGCTAGACCATTAACTAAAGTTATTCCCGCTTGAAACAATCTATCTTGTGCCCTAAGAATTCCAGCAACAGTTTGATCTACGAGATTCATACCTGCTTCAATAATACGTCCGATATTATTTGCAATCCCGTTGATAACCGCAACGACTATACTGACACCGGCGGTTATTACCCTTCCTAAGTTAGCTGAGATTCCGCCAAGGAACTGAACAACTAAATTTATTGCTGCAGCTACAATACTTGGCATCATAGTAGCTAACCCATTAATGAAATTAACTATTAAGGTGGCACCAGCAATGACTATTTGCGGTAGTTGAGACGAGAGTGCGGTTAAAAAGGCTACTATCATTTGCCCAACAGCAATTATCAGATCGGGTAATTTTTGGGTTATCCCTTGTATCACTGCGACCAATAAAGACATACCCGCAGTTATAATTTCTGGTAAGTGCGATGTAAGAGAAGTCAGCCAAGTAACGATTAAAGTTGCTGCAGACTCGATCAACGCTGGCAGTTGCTGTGTAATTCCTTCTAACAGCGCTAATATCAGCGATCCGCCGGCAACAATAATTTGAGGCAGTCCTGCTGTTAAAGCTGCTAATAAAGCCACAATGATTGCTGTTGCTGATAAAGCAATTTGCGGTACTAGAATAAGCATAGCTGCTGTGAAAGCTATAATTAGTTGACTGGCAGACATTGCTAATGAAGGTAAGCCTTGTGCGATTCCAGATACAATAGCAGCTACTATTTGCAATCCTCCTGAGATAATACCAGGTAATGCACTTGCAATAGCCGTGAGAATGCCCTCAATTGCCTTTCCAGCAGAACTTCCTACTTTCGGTCCGTTGCTTTGTAACCCAGATGCAAGCGAATCAAAGGCATCGATAATTTTATCTATCCCTTTTGATACGTCCCCGCCTCCTAGAGCCTTTGCAATCAATTCAAACGCTTTGATGAACAATCCTATAGGTCCAAGTAATCCAAGAAAAACTGACTGCAATATTTTTAGAGCAATTCCAAATGGATCTATTGATTTTTCACCGCTTTTGAATCCGTTAATCAATGAGCGAATTCCTAAAGCGATTTTGGTCATTCCGTTCCATAAGCTTTCAGGAAACACCTCTAAAAAATCTGCTTTTAAATTGGTTACACTTACCGAGAAATCATCAAGCGCTATTGCTTTAAAAGCTTTCGCCAGAGTTGAAATCCCTTGTACTATTCCTTTAGTACTTTGTGCGAACTGTGTCATACCGTTCCACAGAGATTCAGGGAATAGTTTGACGAACTGATCATGTAAATCAGAAAGACTTACACTGAAGTCGTTGAAAACAATGGCTTTAAAAGCTTGTGCCAGCAACTTAATGCCTTCAATAACATCTCCAACAGGAGCCATAAAAGATTGTAAGGTCTTAACCGCCCCATTAACCTTTTCTCTAAAGGTATCACTTGTGTTGTAAAAATAGATAAATGCAGTTACCAATGCACCTATAGCTAGAACAACTAGTGAAACTGGACTTGTTAGAGCCATAAAGCCGGCTTTGACCCCTGACATGATTGCTTTCAATTTCGCAAAATTGTTTGCTGCGAGATATGCTGCTCCTAATGCTGCAGCTAAAGTAGTTACTGCACCTACAACAACATATACAAGCGCAGGATTTTCTCTAAACACTTCTGCTAGCTTTGCCATTGCTCCACTAATTTTTTGAACAATTGCAAGAAATGGATCAAGCAACGGGGCACCAAAAGCTGCCCCTAAATCCGTGATGGCTTGTTTCATGTTTCCGATAACGTTCTCAAGACCACCGCCTTCACGTGCAGCTTGTCCTAATGCACCTGATAACTTGTTACCATCCTCAACCATTTGTAAAAGTGTCAACTGCTTCTGGGCTTCGGATAAGTCGTTAAAAGATTTGCCGTAAAGCTTATTTGCAGCTGCATTTCGAGTGGTTTCAGTGGATGAAATCCCAAGTGCTGCATCGTTTTCGTAGTTTCCTTTTAAATACGACTGTAAGCTCTCGGAGACTTCGCCAATTGATTTATCGTAAAAAGCAGCGCTGTCGGCAGCCGCTTTAGTTGCTCGACTAGTTAAGTCTAATGCGTCAGCTGTATCCATACCGGTCGTTTTTGCAAATGCAGCCATAGAAGTGAAGGCTGGTTTCAAGCGATTAGGCAGGATATTGGTTTCTTTCGAGATTGAATCAATGCTACTTTGAGCGTTCTTCTCTAAATTGCCGAACACTTGAGAAAATTGAGCATCCATTGCTTGCATGTCGGCTGCAGCTTTTATTGAAAAACCAGCAACTGCAGTTCCTACTGCCAAAATACTCAAACTAGCTTTTTTTGCAAACTCTGTGGACTGTTCAGACAGTGAGTTGAAGGCTTTAGATTTGCCGATTTTATTATCCAATTGTTGTGCAGCTTCATTACCAAAAGCCTGGTACTGTTTCCTTGCATTATCGGTATTAAATTCTACTTCAATAATTACGGAACCATCATTCATCCTTCACCTCACCTCTTTCTTCTTGTTTTTTCAACATGTATTCACGTTTTTGCTTAAGGTCCATCATTTCAAATTCCAAGTTTGCTCGATCTTCTTTCAAAGCCACCGCTAATTTTGCTTTTCTTATTTCTTCAATTTCATCTGGTGTGGCTTTTTCTGGGTATTCCATCATGCGAATCTTGATGACATTTTTGAACTTGGTATTCTCAGACAAACCAGCCAATAAATGGTTGAACTTATCCCAATGCAGTGTTCCCTTGCTTCTTTCCACCATCAAATCCATGCCATAATCCATCAAAAAAGAGGAATAGATGTAGCCAGAATCCTGTTCGAATTCATACCACTTCTTTTCCTCGTCTTCTAAGATATTTCCTTTTAAGTCACGTTTGACTGTTGTGCTTTCGAATTGATCCCCAGCAATCCTTTTGATGATAGCGTTTGATAATGGAATTAAATCATCCTGTGGAATAATGTCTGCTAGTTCTTCGATCGTTTCTGGAAGTGCTTCCGCCCAATCATGGGATAAAATTAGGATAATGGAATATAGTACTTTTCCTTCTTTAGATAATTCGGGATCTTTCCACATTTCGTACCATCGGAGAACACGAGAAAATTCTAGATTTAATTCATAAGTGTTTTCATTGATTACGATCGAATCATCAATACCCCAAGCAAGAGATAATGCCATAAAGCATCACCTCTATTTCTTTTTACCGTCGATATAGGATTGTGCTTTTTGTTTTGTTTGAAGCTTTTTATACTGGTCAGCAACTTCAAGGAATGCTCCGACAACCAAATCAATTTCATCATCTGCAGCATCCATCAGTTTATCGAACGATCCTTCACCCAGCACTAAATCAATAACGTCTTTGACAACAGACTCAACTTTATCATTAGCTTCAACGACTGCTCCGTAATCACCTGATTCAGAAGCGGTTTTGATAACCTTTTCTTGCTTTTGAATAAATTCAAGCATTTTGGGTAATTCTGACAAATACTGATCACGATATTTCTTACCTGTTTTGATTCCGAAATCTAAACCCGCAATTCTTACTGGTTGAACCTGCTTTTTAAAACCTACTTCGATTAAATTATTTTTTGACATTTATAATTCCTCCTAATTTTTATGTAAAAGAAAAAGGCTAGTACAATGACTAGCCTTCTGGGGTTGTATCTGGTTTGGTATCTTCTGGAACACCATTGAAAGATACTTGCATTTCAAAGTTACCACGGTTGTTAGGTCCCCCGCCGGTATGAACAATACCTGACAGAGTTGCATTACCTTGAATTACCCGACCGTCTGGCTCAGTATGACGGAAGAATACAATTCGATCTTGACCAGCTTTATTTAAGCGATCGCGTACAAATTCTTGCGCTGGATCAGTGGCATATTTTCGATGACCTGTAAAAGCATAAACACCAGTAACACGTGTGATATCGGTGTTTGATCCACCCTTATCACCGTAATATTCATATGTTTCAGATGATTCATCTTGGGAAGGTGTTGCTTCCTGAATACCATCTGCTAGCTCGTGAACGGTCGTAGGTGGCACAAGTTTTCCATTTTCACCAACCGTTGCAGCTACACCGATTTCATATTTGTTCATCCAGTTAGGTGAATAGCCTTCACCAGCTGCAAAATACTGTAAATTCATTTTCATGAAATTTCCTCCTATTTACTTATATTTAATCGAACAGTTAGTACATAAAGATATGCATCATGTTCTTGAATTCCTAAATTTCTAGGTTGCGTGTAAATTTCGCTCGAATCAAACAAAAATGAGCCATCACTCGAGCGAAGTGTGACCCATTCGCCATTTTCTTTTCTTGGCAATTTATCAAAGCTATCTGCAATCTTCCAAGCATCGTTAAAAGCTTGTGATTGGTTTGTGTTTTTGATAATGATTTGAACCATGAACGGAATTTGCCTGTTTCTAGCCAAGTCCTGCTGTCCTTGTCCGGATGCAATCCCTTGTATAGATAAATCTCGTTCATTGTCCTGAGGAGGTTTGTCTTCTTGAATGACTTGCTTCCCAGTACTTGTTACTCTTGGTGTTTCAAGTCCTAATAAGCGTAAGTGATCAGCAACTCGTGCAAATAAATCCATCACAGAGCCTCCTTAATCGCTTTTTCTGCCACATCCAGTACTTCATCCATATCTTGAGCTTTCGCAACCTCAGCCCACCGTATAGATGCTTGAGGATTGTGGTTTTTAGATGGAGTTCCCCTATAATATGCGTACCCAGCATACTCTGTACCCCATACCAGCTTTCCTTTTGGGAAATCACTATCAACCCAAACACTAGCTTCGGTTGCCCCAGTGTCTTTCTTAACATACTGATTAGCCGCTTTAGCAAATGCGATTGATGTCGGATTCAGAGCGGATTCGATAGCTCTCTCAATACGATCGAAATTACCTTCAAATCTCCCGCTCATTGCAACATCACCTCAATATGATGTGGATTTAACTGGTCAGTGAACACCTCATAGCATTCAACGATTTTTAGTTTGCGGTTTTGAAATGTAATTGTTCCGTCCTCGCTAGGATTTACAAAAGGTTTTGAATTAACAGCATCGACGTACAAAATGCCGTTAGTCAAAACCTCTGTATTATCCGTTTTTATAATTCTTTTTCGCTTAGGAGTAAACCTTACATGTTCAATCTTCTGTGGGTTAGGTAGTTCACCACTTCCCATTGAGCCATCATCATCAGGCTTTGGGGCCTGATAGATAACCTCATGGATTAACAGGTGTTTAGGTATTGGTTTAAATGACACCGATCCTCACACTCCTTTTTCTCAAAAGACCGGTTCCTTCTAAATATGAAAGACAACTCGGAGCGACCCGATTGGCTTGCTTGCTAGTTGACGTTGTTGCGCCAGAATAGCTAAACCCACCAATAGAAGCGCTTTGACCGCTCGAAGTATTACCTGTAACATCAAGATCTATACCT